AGAGCGGGGCATCTTCAACCGTGAGGCGGCAGACAAGCAGGTTGCTCGAAACGGACGCCGAGAAACAGGTCACATGTGGGGAACGAACCCCTGCTCCGAGATCATCCTGCGTCCCTATCAGTTTTGCAACCTGTCAGAAGTGGTCGTGCGGGAACAGGACAGCCTCGATGACTTGAAGCGCAAGGTTCGTCTCGCTACCATTCTTGGTACGCTGCAGTCCACACTCACTGATTTCAAGTATCTGAGGAAGGTATGGAAAGACAACACAGAAGAAGAGCGTTTGCTCGGTGTATCCTTGACTGGTATCATGGATCATGGCGTTCTATCAAAGAACGTAGATTCTCCGCGTTGGCTCGAAGAGATGAAACAGGTCGCAGTGGATACCAACAAAAAGTATGCAAACATGCTTGGAATCCCACAAAGCAGTGCCATTACCTGTGTCAAGCCGTCGGGCACTGTGTCACAACTCGTAGACGCCGCTAGTGGAATCCACGCCAGACACAACGACTACTACATCCGCACGGTGCGGGGCAGCAACGAAGATCCGCTCACTCAGTTCCTGATTGAGAAGGGTGTACACAACGAGCCGGATGTGATGAAGCCGGACACGACTACTGTGTTCTCCTTTGCCATGCAGTCGCCTATCGGAGCGACGACACGGACAGAGACGACAGCCGTGGATCAACTAGAGTTGTGGAAGACGTACGCTGTGAGTTGGTGTGAACATAAGCCATCGATCACTGTTTCTGTGAAGGATCATGAGTGGATGGACGTAGGGGCGTGGGTGTATGAAAACTTCGATATTGCATCCGGCGTGTCGTTCCTGCCACATTCAGACCACACGTACCAACAGGCTCCGTATCAAGACATCGAAGCAGATGAATACTTGGAGTGGCAGCAGAGGTTTGGTAACATGATCATCGAATGGAATGATCTGTCAGACTTCGAAAAGGAAGACAATACGTCTGGCTCTCGTGAGTTAGCCTGTACGGCTGGCGTCTGTGAAGTGGTAGACTTAAATGCCGCCTAAGAAGGAAACACGCCCCATATGGAAACGGGGGAAGGGGTGGATTCAGTACGATCCGCCCCGGAATCATCCGTGTTACAAGGAATGGAGAGAGAAAGTTGATCGAAGTAAAGATAACGGATGAAATGCTTCTTAGTGCCCGTAGCAAGGCCACTGAGATGGGTCTTCTCCACAATTCGATACTGAGGGGCGGGGGCAGCATTGCTGGCTTCCTCGGGGAACAGATCGTCCTATCCACAATGGGGGGCACGTGGGATAACTCGTATGACTACGACATCGTTCTTGACGATGGGCAGCGGGTAGAGGTGAAGACAAAGCAAACCTCTGCCACCCCGTTGCCTCACTACTCGTGTAGCATCAGCAACTTCAACACCCGACAGAAGTGCGACATCTACGCTTTCACACGAGTGTTAAAGGATTTCTCGAAGGGATGGTTTCTGGGATTTATGCCCAAGCAGGAGTATTTCGACAAGTCCAAATTCATGAAGAAGGGTGACTTCGATCCGGACAACGGGTACGAGGTGAGGGCAGACTGCTACAACCTTTACATAGAGGACTTACGCAATGTTCAAAGCGATGGTAATAGTATGCTCAGTCTATCTTCCTGATGGACCGTGCTACAACTTTGAGGACACTACGGGACTGAAGCCTACAATAAAAGAGTGCAGAGAGCGTCAACAGGAGATGACAGCAAGTATAATGTCTATACCCATGCAGCTTCCGCCGCCCTATACGATAACATACCAGTGCCTACCGGGAGAACAAACATGAAGGCCACGCTCTTTTCGTTCAACGTCTATCTACGACAGGATGGCAAAGTTGAACTGGACAAACAGATGGTCAGACCGGAGGAGTTCCAAAAAGAAATGGACGCCGGGGTGCCCGAGTTTGATGGGGCACACTCCATAGCGTCCATGTTGCGTTACTTTAGTTCAGTAACAGATGAGATGATGGAAAAGTCAGGCGGGTATATTTAGCCCCTCTTCTTGAGGTCTTTCGCACCTACGCCGTCTGCGGCAAACTCCGGTACTCTCTTGCCATTTACTTCGACCATCTTGAGGCTACCGCCCTCGGCCATCATCGGCATCTTTGGCTGTTGCATCATCGAGTTCTGCATTTGATTCTGCTGTTTCTGTGTCGTGGTCATCATCCCCCCCGCTTGAGCCTTCTTGCGGGGTTTCTTTTTCTTTGAGGTGGCCATGCCGCCGTACATCATCGGCTTACGCTTGGCTGCACCACCATACATCATGGCCTTGCGTGGGCCGTTGTTGTACATCTTCATAGGTTGCTCCTAGTTTTGAGGTTGCCCGAATAGCCTTTGAGCATCTGATTCGGGTTTTGGATCAGTTCTTGGTATGATGAGGTCTTGGAATGCAAAGCCTAAGTCTGCTCTGGATCGGATGGCCCTAGCCCCATCTGCAGTTTCTGCAGGCCCACCCATAGTGAATTCGTAGCCAGTGCCTGTCCGTACTCGGAGTGGTTCCGGCTGATGTGTAGCGTTGTATCGTTCGAGTCCGATAGATAGCATCTGGAACATCTGCTTGTTCTTTTCGAATGGCAAGGGCTTTCCTGTGCGGACCATCTCCATAAACAACTCACCAACTTTAGGATTCTGAATGATTTGCGTCAGCATGGACATGTTTCTGTTACGCATCTGCTGCAGCACAGCCTCTGTACCCACATATCTGAAGCTTACGACACCGCGATTGATTGCGTAAAAACGGCTGATATAGCTTTCCACAGAGAACGCACGAGGTATGCCTGTGAATCTTACGCGGTTGTCCAGTTTGGTTTGCTCTTCTGCCATGAAGGCAAGAACCGACTTGTACGTATCGTAGGCTTTCGTGCCCACAGCGTCTTCAACAGCCTGCGCTACAGCAGGATCATTGATGCCCAGCAGAGTGTTCAGTTGATTGAGATCAACATCATAGTCAGGAGTTAGTCTCTCTGCACCACCGGCCATACCCTTAGAGGTATTTGCTGTAAACGTGTTGGTGGCTTTGAAGGCACGATTGGTGATTGCTTCGCTGATAACAGAACGCATCACTTCTGATATTTCATCGTCATTTAGCTTGCCAACCGTCTTGAGATGATTCTTGAGGAGGGCTATCCTTTCCGGACCTCCCCCAATCAGCACGTCTGCAGCCTTTACGGCGTCGAGATTTTCTGGGCTGTATCTGCGTAGGAATTCTACAGAAGTTTGCACACCCTTCTTCACGGTGTTGAGTTGTCGGTTGACTTCGTCTGCGTTTTCTCGTGCAGCTTTCTTCATCATCGACTGGGCATTTGCAAAGGCGACTTCACCGACTGTGTCCTCAGAAAACTCCATCATGTGCCGGAATATCTTCTTAGTGTCCATAAGAGCAACGACATTCCCGTCTGCGTCTATGCCAGTGAACAGTTGCTCGTACTTCGAGGACATGTCTTCGAACTGTCTGAACGTCAGATCACCGCGTTCCATAGAGTCCATGATCCACTGTCGATACGTAGCAGCTATGGACTCCTTGACAAAACGTCCCTCAGATGTCCGCAAGTCAATCCTGCGCGTACCATCTGGCTGCAAAGTTCCTACAGCCTTTACGAGTCGTGCAAAATCTCTTTCGGCTGTTGCTTTATCTTTTTTAGTCCATGTAGCCACATCAAGCCATGTAGTTGGGGGATTGTCGCCGTAGTCTATTCCACCGGGGTTGTCTACAGTTCTGCCAGTAAATACTCGTGGCTCTCCCTTGAATGTGTTTGTGCCCAGCCACGTTGATACTAAAGAGTTGCCCCCCTCCCATCGATTCATGTGCTGACTCCAGCCCTGATCAGCAACGCGCAGTGCCTCACGAACCGGCATGTCTACCTGTGTGCCATCGGGCAGGGTGACTTTTGCAATCAAGTCGCCAGCGTTGACACGAACACCCTGCGGATCAGTAACCGTAAAGTTACCCAGAGCCTCGTCGGCTGTCAGACGGAGACGTGAGTAGTCCGCCTGTGCGGCGTTCTTGTTTGCCTTGCCTGCACGGAATGCAAGTTGTCCCAAGCTTTCACGGGCCTCTTTAACCTGCAAAAAGTCCAGAGGGAATACCTCTACGTCTACTCCTCTTGCAGCGTTCTCGTCGCGCATAAATTTGACGACTGCGAGAGCCTTCGGTACACCTGTTGCAAGTTGATTGCCTGCACGAGCCTCGACAGATTCAATTATGTCATCCACCTCTACGCCTCGCTTTGCAGCAATAGTGGCAAGCACGTTATCTGCTGCGCCGGACAGAGTGCCAAGAAGTTTGCTCATGCTTCCCGTGTTCACGGAATCCGGATTCATAGCCTTCAAGAGGTCTATGTTTTCATCCTTGCCCATGACGGAGAAGATGTCGTCCAGAAGCTTGCCGCCATCTGATGTGGCGATTCCCATGACACGCTGACCATTCGGTCCCGGCATACGGAATATCTGTCCGTTGAGACTCTTGTATGGCAGAGAAGCATTCTGATAGGATGTAGAGCGGAGGTTCTCCATGCCCAGTGCAAACAGGTCAGATGGCTTTCTGTACAGAGGCAGCACACCGTCCTTTGCGGCATCAGGAAACGCATCAGGTGTGATCCTTTTGACATCCTGTGCTGTGGGCAACGCCCTGCGAACAACAGTCTTGAGGCTGGCCGTAAGCTGATCAGAGAAAGCGTTAGATGTTGCTTCAATCTGCTGTCTGACTTCTGCACCACGTGCGGGATCAATGAATTGAACGCCGTCACCCTTGAGACGATTGATAACATGAGGCATATTTTCAAACGAGTCAGGAGACATGTGACGTGCGAGACCTGTTTCATCTCCGCGAATCATAGCCAGTGCTATTTCTACTCCGTTGTTGTTTACAAACTGCATGTCTGCGTCTAGCTGCATTATCTTGTTCTCAGAGTTTTCGAGAGCAGCCTGTACTGTATCGTACAGCTTCTTGACTCCGGTGCCCTCTTGCCGTGCCTCTGGGTTCTGAGCCAGCCTTTCAAAGAGAGCGCGAAGTTCCGCAGTAAGCTGTCCCTGTGCTTGGCGAACGTTCTCCAACTCGCGGGACGCCAGATCAAAACCTGCCGTTCCCGGAGCATCTAAGTCCATACGCATACCCTCTTCAAGAGTCTGTAGGATGGACAGCTTGAATATGTTAGCTGCTGACTTGTTGGTAAGTTCTGCTGGAACGCCTGCCCGTACTAGTTCTGCGGACAACTCGTCAAAATACTTTACACGGGCCATAACACCGGCAACAAAGTCGGGGTCCATGTTTTCCATGTTTTTGCCTAAACGAATGGCGTTTATCAGGTCTTTGGGTGTTGTATACGAACTTGTACCTATTGCTCCCCGCATCAAGTCTGTGACGAATACGGCAGCACTTCCCGCTTTACTTGCGCCATACATACCTATTCCTGCTAGGCTACCAAACAATTCCCAGAGCATCATGTCTCCACCGTAGTTTTGACCTATGATGTTTCCGGTAGCACCGCCCAGTATGACTGTTGCATCAAGCTTTGTCGATGTACGCATAAACGCAGGAACTTCAGACATCGCCACGATTCTGCGTAGTTCGTTTTTACTGCGATCAATCTGACGTGTGAGTTCGTCGATTCTTGTCTGATCAGCATTTGATATAGGCTTGCCGCTATCTTTAACTCGCTGTCGTATCGCGGCTCGTTCTTGGATTTTGCCTCGACGATAACCTATAAATTTGCTTACTTCTTCTCGTTTGCCAACTGCCAGAGCCGCATCTTCAAGTTGCATACCTGCTTTGAGGGCACTGGTAGTCCTGAATCCGTTGATGAATGCGATGGGTTTAGCAGCAGCGTCCGTGGCAAAAGCAACAGGCTTTCCTACCAAAGGAACATACAGAAGCAAGTCGTGAATTTTATCACTCTTGACAGCAAAAGTCGTATTCGTGAACGGGATATCAACTTCTTGCTTACGCTTTGCTTGATACTTCAGGAGTATTTCTTCGGGCGAAGCATCTGGAAACTTCTTGTGCATGTCGTTTGCGAACAGCTTGAAACGCTGCATCTCTTTTGCACCGCGCAGAGACTGTGCAGCACGAGTGAGACCCAGAGTAAACTTGGTTTCGACTGCAATGTTTGCCAGCGCAGTTGCGGGGCTAGAATAAAAACGAGAAAGCTGCTCTGCTTGATCGTAGGTAATGTCTAGACCCAAAGCATCGTAGTGATCCTGAATCGTATCAGGCAGGCGAGGCAACCACTTGTCATGCAGGGCTTCTCTTCCCTGTGGCGTACTCAGGTTGAAGCCGCCAACACCCTCCATATTAAGCTGGGCATTCCACAGTGTCAGTGCCTCAAACCCTTCGCCAACAACCCATGTACCCATGTCCATACCAAAACGCAGAGCTTCTGTGGGGGATGCGGCAAGAATAGACCTGTCACCATAGGAGATGCTTGATCCCAGAAGAGTGCCCTCCAGTTGTGGCACAACTTGCTTCAAGGACAAACGATGCTTGAGGACACCTGCAATGTTACGTTCGCTCATACCCTGCTGGCGGAAGTAGCGAACAAACTTGTTTGCAAACAGAGCATCCAAAGTTTCCTTATCGTGTCCTGCAACAAACAGGTCAGCACTACCGTCTTCCCGCTCAAGAAACGGAACGTTTACTTCAAGGTACTTTTCGATTTCGTCTGGCTGACGGGTCCACTGCTCTGTGATTGACTGATAAGGAATCTCTTCCCTATCAACCAGCACACGTCCGTCGCTGGTCGTGAGTTCAAACTCTAGTGTTTGGGCTTTGTTTTCTTCGAGCAGCCGGACCCGCTCCTCGTACGATATCGGACCAAGAGCCGCCAGAGAAAACTTTTTCAGGGGGTACTTGCCGTCTGCTCCCGGCTGGGCGTTCGTATCTTTTGCAAGGAACGACGTGGCACCCATAACCATTTGCTTGTAGACTTCTTCCTCTACACCTGCGGCAGCGAATGCCTCTTGGGATGTGACGATAAAGTCGTCGGGTTCAAACTTGGACTTGTCCAGAACGTTCTTACGTTCACTTGTAAAGCCTGCACCCAGCAGTCCCGGCTCAATCGTCTTTACAGATTCACCAGTCAAAACCGGTGATACAGGTGGCTTCTCACCCAGAGAAAAGGGAAGATATCCTGTAGGCCCGACCTCACCCGGAAGCCTGTACTCAGAAGTCTTGAGATCAGGACGAGGTGTTGGCTCGACAGCAGTCTCTTGTCCTGCCGCGACGTACTCTTCTATTACAGCGGTTTTATCGTCCTCTGGTTCATTGGACGGAGGCTGTGGAAGAAAAGTGTTTGCGCCTAGTAGTTTTTCTGCCATAGGTTTTCCCTGTTAGCTGCTTTGAAGTCGCTTACGGACGAGTTCGAGTTCTGCAGGCGGAACATCGTCGATGCTTTCGTACTGCTGTCCCGGTCCTCTACGCATGTTGAGACTGTCAAGAATGACTTTGTCGTCTACTTGCACACCCTCTGGTCCTGATCCACGGATTCTGGCTGCAATCGATCCTGCGGTGATTGCACGATGATAGCCACGCGGATCGTTGTTGACTGCAGACAGTGCCTTTACGAAGTAGTAGCCTGCAGCTTCTTGCGGGTTTTGCGACATCTGATAGTCCATGTCTGTAGCGATATCCTGAGAAATACGTTTAATTTCTTCGAGAACCGCTACCTGAGACTCAGGCGTGGCTGTAAACTTCTGACGCAGAGCCTTCAGGATGATGGCAACGTCTTGGTCAGAAATCGTGCGTCCACCCGTGCCGCCCTGCATTGCAGCCGATAGTTCGTAGGCAAGAGACACGATGTACAACTGACGAGCAGCATACAATCTCAAAGTTTTATTGTCTTTTATGCCTGCAGCTTCCTCTGCAATATCGTCAATAATGCCGTTTATTTCATCTCTAGCTGCCTTTGCCTCTGGAGAATTGTCAGGGGGCAAAGCTGCAGGATTTTTTGCCTGATGTCTTACGTAAATATCGTTTACATAGTCATCCAGACTGCCCTTAATTTCATTAGCAAATGCTTTCGCATCTCCTATGTTGAGGGCAGCTTTTGCTCTACTAAAAGCCTCATTACCTAAATAGAACAGTCCATCCACAGTCAGTTCAATATCACCAACAGCTACGGATTCTCTGTATTTGCCTTGTCCGTTATTACCATCCGGATCAAACAGAGTAAATATTAAATCGTTGGACAGATCGATGACACGGTAGGCACTTAGCTGTTTGGCTGAAAGGGATTGTTTTTGTTGATCAGTTACCCTAGTAGAGAACTCGCCGATACCGTTACGCATCGCTGCTTGCTTGAGATCTGGCGGAATAAACGCAGTTCCGTTCATGGGATCGCCCACAATGCCGCCAATCAAGGGAGTCACAGCAGTTACGAGATCGCGCAGGCTTTCTCCGGAACCGATGTACTCCCTCGAAAAGTATTGGAAGTCAGCAGACTTGACGGCTGCTCCGTTTGCAGCGTCAACAAAAGTCGTGAACATAGTCTTGTTGCCAGCACCCGGAAGTTTCTCAGAACTCATCTTGATCCATGCGTCTAGGATAGGCTGAGACCTCTCGAATGCAACTATGCCATCGACCATCACGAGTTGGCCGTTTCGATCATACCTTTTATTCATAAGAGAGATGACGTCGAGATCAGTGCGGTTCTGTACGCCGTCATTCACGGCAAGAAAGATAGGATTCAGAGTAGTGCTAACAAAGCTTGCATATTTTGCGGGAATGTTTCCACCCACCACTGTAGTAGACGATCCAGACTCCACAGGGTTTTCAATGGCGTTGTCTTCATCCATAGTTGCCACGTTTGTGCTGGTCACGGCGACTACGGGAACGTCACTAGCAGCCCCTAATTTAGCCAAACGATCGCTGACAGAAAGCACCGTATCCTGAATACGTGTGGTTTCTATTTCGGTCAGATACTTTTGCATACCCGGTACGGCAAATATCTGAGGGTACACGCTCTTTACATGGGCAGCTAGGCTCTTGTTACGGAAGAGGCTTTGCCCCGTCTGTTCTTTGGTTTGCGTGTCAAGCATATTCAAGTGGCTAACTATAAGAGGACCAAATGCGTTAATGTATTCCCCTGCTTGTCCTTCGTCAACGAGTTGCTTCAGGTTGTCTGCGTTGAGATTTCTGTTCATCCGTGCTAGTTGGATGCCCTTGTCAAGGTCAGAAGGCGCACCCAGATACACGTCTGTTCCCTTGATCTTCATGGGCACGTTCATGGATGCAGCTACCTTAGCCTCACCTGTGATCTTGGCTTCTGCACTCGTCACAGTCACCTTGCCTGTTGTGGGCGAAATGGTTCCGGTTCTGACTTCTGTTGCTGACTCGATTTGATTCTGTGTAGCGTCTTCTATCGGTACGTTCGTGAAGCCTTCGCCGGATATAAGCTGAGTTTGACGGCTTTGAATTGCACCATCAATAGTGACAATACCACTGCTGTCTTGCTTACCCATACCTGCAAACTCGAATCCAGACACTCGTCCAAATCTACTTTCTAGTGAAGCCTGCGTAGGTCCGGTTACTTCCACACGATTGCCTTCTGCATCTGTTATGTAGCCGACTGCTACGCGAGTTTCCCCGTAGGTTGTATTCGTCGTCTTTGTAGCTGTTATCTCGCCGTCTACAGTTGTAACATCTTTTTTTACAACCGTAATTGCAGAGGGGGAGATGCCTCTCTCTCTAGCAAGTAGATCGATATCGGCAGGATTCTGATCAGTTAAGCTCTCGCCACTCGGGAATACAAGATCAACGACACTCTTCGTAACTTCCACGCCCGGAGGAGTATAGCTGCTCTTCAGTGATTTATCTGTTACTTCTTGAGTGTACCTATCCGTGGCGATAGAGAACCTGTCAAAGGCAACGTCGTCTCTGTTTAGTCCGCGTTTAGCCAACTCGGATGAAAATGTGTTGTCTGTCAGATTTGGCACGGTTTCTGTGCCGCCTGTTCTAGTAGGGAAGTACGCGGTGATTGTCTCGGACTTCAAAGAATCTGTAGGCGTACGTATGGCAGTAAACTCAGATACCGTCTCTTCGCTACCGGTTTTTTCTCCCGAAGCAGTTACAGTGTAAGATACTGTTTGGATTTTGTTGCCGGTTTCCCGTGCAATAGGCGCAACTTTCGTGAGCGGACCCTGCACAATGTTGTTGTTGGCATCGACCGTGCGAAACTCTTGTTTGGTCCTGTATCCCCGAATAACGGAAACGTCTTCAGGGCTGTAGATGGTGGGACCATTTTTGCGGTTTGTATGGCCTATTGCTGGTCCCGTAATTTTTGACGAGACGCCCGGACCACTCAAGTCAAGTTGCATCAGAGGAGGCAGACTTGCATTCTCTTGTAGAAGCGTGTTTTTAATTTCTGTTGTTGTACGGGGTGTACCACGAAAATTGTACAGAGGAATGTTGGGATCAGGTGTGTATTCAGAATTCAGGTTAAACTTGTTGCCGTCTGATCCCGGATTGTAACCCAAAGCAGTAGCAAGCTGTGTCCACCCCGGTCCCGGAGATTTTGTCGTCTCTGGCCCGAAGGACGTAGTGTACTCAATGTTACCGCTGCCGTCGCCCCACATATATGTGCGTACACCCAGCGCACGTTGTTGATCCAAAGCCTTGCGGTCTGCCGCTTCTGCAGCTACTGCAATTTCCTTCTGACCGATAAAACTCTGTTTTGCCGCCTCTATGTCCATCGTGTCTTGTTTTTCTTGTGCCTTTGCAGCGGCCTCTGCCAGTTGTTTAGCAGCAGCGGCCTCTTTATCTTTTTGACTACGATATCCGGTGGCAACCAACAGTCCTAGTTCCAACAAACCACTCATGCTACTCTACCTCACCTTCAGGTACGTTCAAAAACGAAGCAGGGGCTTCTGCTTGAGGATACACGACTCGTACAGACGCCTTCTCTTCTGCGGCCATACGTGTATCTTCGTTTATCTTTTCGTTCATGGCTTTGTACAATTCTGGATTGCGATCTTTTGCAATGTTGAAGAAGGTTGCATCCTCAACTTCGCCCTCAGATACCTGCGGATCAACAAACATCTGTGGCTCGAAACCGGCCTGCAAAGCCATGTCAACCAGCGCAATACCCAGCGCAGGCTTCATAAGTTCAGCAACGTCAGGGGTGACTGCTCCTGCCATAAACCCCTTGAAGGCAAGCTGCTCAACAATCTCCTCGACAGTGATGCCAGCCAGCATCAGCTTGAGCATGTCGTCACGAGCAGGCCCATTCGACATCATCTCTAGCGCGTGATCGATAGCGTCATCCGGATTCGGAAACTGTGGCGGCTGCTCCCACTTCCATTTGCCGGGTGGGTCTGTGAGAGAGTTGCCCGGAGGAACGGCTAGGGCTGTGATTTTGTCCATCATCCGCTTGTCAATCCTCTATACTGACGCCGCTTTGCACTTGTGGTCTGGGCGAGTCCTGTAGTTGATACGGGCGATGCTGTAGGCAGTCGTGAGGCGGCAGGAAGACCCATCATCCGAACTTGTTTTGCAAGATACTGACGCATTGCATCAGTTTGCAACGCAGAAGAAACTTGCGTTCCGTTGCCAATAGGAATCCTGTTAATCTGTCCGGGCTGAAAATTAGTGTCAGTTCGAATGCCAGTGGCTCTTATTGTGCCGGGGGTAACTTGTCTGTCAAAGCGTTGCAACGCGCTTAAACTTTGCACAGTTCCGGCAAGCACCTCCGCATCGCTAGACTGGCCTATACCTAAAAAATTACCCGTTTTCGTAATTGCCTGACCCAGTGTAGACTGCCCAAATGAAGTCTGAGAAAACGGAGTGATGCCATACTTGTTGAATGTCTGAGAAGCGAGGTCTTTTCCGGTATAATATCCGTAATAATCGCCACCCTCGTAGTCGATAGCAGACTCTCCGAAAAGGTACCTACTACCAAAGTAACCCGCACCAGCCAGTGCCGCTATCTTTAGCGTTTTGCCACCTACAAGTTTAGACAACCAACTCATTACTCATCCCCAGATTTTATCGATTATTTCGTGCTTTAAGAAGTCGTCATACTTCTGATCGTATGCAGCTTCATTGGCGGCAATGGCTGCAGCCTGCATAGCCGCATTGTGTGCGCGATCTTTTGCGTTTTCTGAAATCTTCATAGTCCATGCAGCCTTGTCACGGTAACGCTGCCAGAGAGCGTTAAGAGCGTTCTGTTGAATACCTAAAAGGTTCAAGGCGTTCTGTCTGTTTGCTTCGTTCTGTGCTGCAGTGTTCCGTGTGTTTACTGTACGACGCCACACAGCGTTGCTCTGATCGATCTCAAGCTGCATGTTGGCGTTGAACTGATCGGATGCTGTTTCCATCTGTGCATTAAACTGTGCGATTGCAACCTTCTGGTTCGAGTTAAACTGCTTTACAGCGATATCCCGATTGATGTTTGATGCCTCAATCGATGCACCCATCTCTGCAAAAAACTGGTTTATCTCGTTTTCAGACTTAGCGTTAAACTGCTTGGCTGCATTGTCTGCGGATTGATCAGCTAAGAGAGCCTGCAGCTTAGACTGATATGTAAGATTGTTGGACTGCTGTTCGTTCGTCAGATTTTGCATATCCATGCTTAGGAATGCTTTGGCGTTGTTTACAGCAGCCTGTTGGCGATTGTTCAGATTAGCCATGTCCATCTGCAGGACGGCGGCAGCGTTTTGCAACGCGGCCTGTTGTTCGTTGTTCAAGTTTTGCAACTGGATGGTTGCGTACTTCTGAGCGTCCTGTGCGGCAATCGGGATACCCGACTCCATCATGGCTTGCATAGTGGCAGCAGCAGCCATCGACGATGCCCCCAGACCACGCTGTTGCATGACTGCAGTTACCTTGCGGACAGCAGGTGCTGCCCATGCCGGAGGAGGACCTCCCTCTTCAATGCCCTTGAACAGTTCTGCAAGCTGATACTGTGTCGTAGCACGGGGATCAAGTTCCTGAGTAGCAGCTTCCGCAAGGGCTTCTTCGGATACGACGCCCTGTGCGGCAGTCATAATCGATTCTTTAGACAGTTTGCCTTTTGCTGCCTTTGCCTCGCCTACTTTTTCTGCAGAATCTGCAGTGGCATCGTAAGAAGCAGGATCGAATTCTTCAGGCAAATCTTGATCTGTGGATACTATGGCGTCAGGTGTCTTTACCTTCGTAGGGGCATCGATCTTCTTGTCGGCAGTGGTGAGGAGTTCGTCAGTCTCAACCTCCTGATCTTTAGGCTTTATCTTGGTGCCTTCAGGTAACTCAGTCGCGGTGGACTGATCTTCCATCGCTTTGATGGCATCCTTATCTTTTTGGGTGATGTTTGTTGCTGACATTGTTACCTAAGTCCCATAAATACGGAGACGACCATAGCCACGACCAAGACCGTACTCCCCATAATCATTGCTTCCAGTCGCCACATGCGCTTGTCCAACGAGTCTAGCTTCCCATGAACCAACTCACGGAACATGGCACACTCCTTCTCGTGCGCTTCTAGCTGCAACTGTGTTTTGAGTTCCTGTTCCAAACGAGGCTCCGTGGTGAGTTTCATCAGTCGGCGTCAAGGATTGTCAAGTCACCGGCTGCGACCTGTTTCATTATTTCGTCGTAGTGAGAGTTGCCAGATTTTATAGGCACATCCCATGTAGTACCGTCTATCGTGGCTTGAATAACAGAATTGTTGCCATCGACATCCTGTACATATTGTGCAGAAGTTATGTTGTACTCACTCATAGTTCTGCACTCCAATCTATATATTTATCTGTAGCATCATGCTTGCCAACCACAGCTTGACCTGTTGTTAAACCCGATGAAACTCTCCACTGAACATGACCAACTCTTTTGGTTGAACCAGATAAACTAGGAACATTACTACAACCAACAGTGTTTGCGCCTATTCGTAATGAATAATCTCCCGCTGTTCCTGTTGTTGACATAGAGGGTTCTGCTCTCATTTCGACAGGATGCGGGTGCTGTAGATATGCGGCAGTGCTACTGTCGGCAAAACCCACCCAACTAAACATTGAGCCATCATCATCTACTTCCCGATAAAAATACCTCTGACACCTAGCCAACTCATCGCCAAACGACCGATGCTCAAACGGCGTGGCCTGTTCGCCGACCTCAAGCTGGATGCCGGTTAGGTTAAACTCTGCATTGAGAGTGTCCATAAAGGTAGTGCCAACGTCGCTGTGAACTCGTCTGCTATTATCATTTGATATCCAAGAGCCATCTGGGTTAGTGCCGCTTGTAAAAGTAGTCCCTGCACCTAGCCAGAAAAACACATACAGACTTACGGCATTGTCATTGTCAAATGCGCCAGTTGTGTCTCCAGCAAACGAATAAGAGTATCTTGCCCAGCTTGTAGTGATGGCAAACTCTTTACCGGCATGTCGGTTATTGTCTGCGTCAAACAGTTCTAGCTGTATAGTCGTGGCCTGTGAGGCTTTAGCATAGAAGCTAACCGTCATGGATTCAGCATTGCTAGTACCCTTCTTGAAGCGTTGTAGGTCTTGCCCCTCTAGGCGAGTGCCGATTACAAAGTGGTCTCCTGCACCAGTTGTTGAACGAGCCGTTGTGAACTTTACACGCTGCGACTTTGCAAAACCCTCCGGCGCATCTGCTTCTTGCACAAGCGAAACAGTGCCATATGCAGTGCCATTTGTAGCAAACCTGTCTGCGCCGCCAAACTTGTTTGCTCCGGTAATACCAGTGACATCGCCTCGCTGCGCCACCTGCATCGCACCGTTGATAACAAGGTTCCTGTTCGACAACGCCGTCTGCGAACCAATCAGTGCGGCGAGTTCTGCTGCCTTACTCATGCGAGGTCTCCCAGCAACTGTGCGTCTGACAACCCGTCTTTGTACTCATCAGCACTGCTAATATTAAATGTGTTCATTTTTACGGTGCCTGTTGCTTTGGTTTCGTAGGTCATGTTGAACCTAGCGTTCGGGTCGCCGTCTAATGAAGGCATGCCACCTGTTGAATAATTTGCATTTGAAAACGAATTAGTGAAACTAATAGTATACCTACCAGTAGAGTCGTCAGAAATGGAACTCACTCCAAAACTCCCAGTGACCGCTGGAGTCGTTTGAGTGTAATACGAATATAATTTTGCCGTGCCATTAGACACAACCGACGTAGCCACGCTGTTGTTCCCGCTGGCATCCTTCAGGGTGTTTACTCTAAGTTCACTAGCCATTATGCGAGGTCTCCATTGATTGTAGACGTGACCACATTACTGTCCGCAGGACTGCCTGTTTTAGTAAATATTCTGGCTGACGCTGTCGTTAGACCATCAGTGCTGTTTACTGCCAAACCCATTACAGAACTACCACCACCCGCTTCACCTACTCCTGCAAGTGAATAATTCCCATTAGACATAGCATTAGAAAAAGTAATTGTGTAATCACCCGTGCCGTTATCTGTGTTTCCGCTTACATTGAAACTATCTCGTATTGCAATGTCTGACGCATCTCCGTCAAAATTAATCCAAACCTTCGCCAACCCCTGCTGCAAATTCGTTGTGGTCGAGTTGCCCTCGCCAGTCACCGCAATAGACCCAGCCGTGGCTACCCCTGTGATTGTATCGACTTTGAGTATGCTTGCCATTATGCGAGGTCTCCGTCCACAGATGTTGATACAAACTCTGGGTCTTTATCATTGGCAACTATGTCAGACGCCCTAAGTCTGTAAGCCGTCGTCGTTGGGTCTGCGCTGTCATGAACCATTACAACGTGGTAATTCAAACTATTTGCTTTACGGGATGCCATACCGACAATGCTATAGGTGGCAGCACTCATAGCGGAACTTATATTCATAGTTTGGTCGCCAAGAGCATTGTCGGTAACAGATGCTATGTTGAAGCTGCTGTCGGTGACATTGTTGTTAAAGTCTCTGCGAATATATACTTTTGCTGCCGTTTGCTTAGTCAAAGCCACCGGCCCCGTACCCGCCTTGTCAGCAATCGTGTCTACATTCAATACGCTGGTCATACGATGCTCCAATATCCGTTAACAGTGACGGTGGCACTCTGCGTAATCGGGCCAGCCGACACACCGTTCTCGTCGCTGTCAATCGTGATGTCTGCACTGATGGTCTGACCGTTCAAGCGGATGATGCTGTTGTTGCCCTTGAATGGGTAGCGGGTATCCGACTGCGACTTAGTATACGAGTCAGCAACACCGAACACGTCATACACGACCATCTCAACTACGTCGTTCAGGGATGCGCCAGTGACCAACACGACTGTCGTGCCGGTGGTGGCTGTGTAGTCCGTACCGGGCTTGAGAAGCACACCGTTCTGGTACACGTCCATGTACAGCGAGTCAGTGTAAGCAAGCACCTTACTGTCTGCGTCACTGCCGCTAAACGATGTCTGCCCCGCCGTTGCCTGATAGACAAAGCGGTTGCGGACAGCGAAGTTGGATGATTTACCGATGTATGCCATTAGTCAGCGTCCTGTATGGTTAAGGTGCCAGCAGCTACCTGACGTTGTATCTCGTCATAGTGCCTGTTGCCGGGGGCAAGGGGTACAGACATCGTAACCCCATCAATAACGACTGTTATACTTTCATTAACGCCATTTACTTGTGCGTACTGTGCGCTTGTAATGTTCATCTCATCCATTTTACAACTCTGCCTCTGCGGTAAAGTGTGCGTTTACACATACCTCAGTGCTGGTGCTTGTAAACGTAAAGCCAGCATTTCTCGTGCCTTGAGAAAACGCCGCTGACGCTTCGTCTGAACCTGAGCCAGACAGATTTCTCACCTTACCTGATGCACCAGTGGTGGGTGAATACATTGTTACAGTTGGGGCTGCTCGCATTTCTTGTGGGAAAAATAAGTTAGTTATGAACGAGCCGTCTCCTCGCACACCTCTTATAGCACCGCCAGCAGCAGCAGTTCCGGGTGTTACGCCGGTATCAAAAGATTTACAGAAATACCTCTGACACAGGCTCAGTTCCTCACCAAAGCTGCGGTGTTCAAAGTCGGATGCGTTCTCGCCGACCTCAAGCTGGATGCCGGTGATGTACCATTCGTTAGTTCCATCCATTAAGTTGACTTGGTTTGTAGACAGCCGTTGAGTAGCAGTGTTTGCCCAAGTATCCATTGTACCGCCGGTAAAGTTACTGCCACCAGCAAGCCACCAATCACAGAAAAATCCAGCACCATTGTCGTTGGTAATGCCACCGCCGCTTGTGTCGCCACTAAATGTAAGTGATTTGTGTTCCCAAGTGTTTGCCGCAGAAATGGTATATTCCTTTGACTGATTTCGGTCGGTGTTGTCGGGTTTTCGTATTGCCACCGTGTAAGTTCCGGTTTTGTCAGACCTAACCCAAAATGAAAGTGTTACAGATTGTGCGCCAGACGAACCGTTTTGCAAATGTTGCAAGTTTTGCGCTTCAATAAGATGTTGCAAAAGAAGGCTTTCATCAGCAGCAAGTGCGGATTCGGCTGTGCCGACAGATATTTTGAGAGAGTTTGAAAAGCCATCTGGGCTTGTTGTCACTTGGTCAATATTGATTACAGCATTGTCAGTGTTGTTTTTGCCCAACTTAAAACGGTCAATAGTGTATGTGCCATTGGCAACATCATTAAAATCCGTACCCCGTTGAGAAACTTGCATGGCTCCGTTGATGATAAGATTTCTCCTACCAGTTACGAAGCCCATACCTTGTGGTCTTACTGTTGTCAGAGCCATGCTAGTTATCCTTATGCGTAGGGCGAGTCGCCAAGTACAGACGTATCCCAAGCTGCCTTGAGTGCTGCAATGTCAGCAGCGTTGGTGATTGCAGATGCCGCTGGTGCATCACGCAGGGCAGTCTTCTTAGCTACAGATGCAGTCTTGGCAGACGCATCGTCAGCCTCAAGTGCCTTCATGTATATCACGTCCTCTGCCTCAAGCAGTGGCGCACGAACTTCACGGATTTTGTCCTTGAAGATTTCTTTGGCTTTTGTCATGTCCTCAGAGATGACGCTTCCTGACAGAGACCATGCACCACGAAAGTGACGGTCAGATGGAACGGTAGCCGTGGAAGCGTCAATCTGGTTCCCGTCCTTGTCTACGATGTAAGTTGTTGGCATAATTTGCTCCTTATGCTGCTAGGTCTAAGTCGTCGGAGATGCGCCAAGCGTTTCTCCACTCACGAGTTGCTGGCAACTGCTCTTTCTTGCAGATTACCATCTTTGGGCGGTTGCCCTCGTCCCACGATTTCCATACGGACTGTGGGCAATCTTTCATAATCAGGTATTCAATCGCCTGTTCTTCGGTCATCGGGCCAACAGGCGGGGTGTCGTGCAACAGGTAGCCACGAGTGTGCCGCTTGAAGTCAGGCTGGGCTTCGTCTTTGGCTAGTTCCCAATAAACTTCGACAGGCGGCAGGATACCACCCTGTAGCGCACACGCCATCCAGTTAGGGTCAGGAACCAGTATCTTTGCGCATTCATCGACGCTATCCTCATAGACGACACGGTAGTCTGACTGCACACCATCAAGGTTCTCTTTGGCCCAGCAAAGCCTGTCCCATAGATGTGTGCCGGTAAACTCAGGTGTCACTGTCATGCGAGGTCTCCGTGGATTACGCCATAGGTTTCTTTATCTGTGTCTGAACCAGAATCACCTATTCTAAGTCTTGTTGAAAAAGACCCTGCTGCTTGGGTGTGCATGAAACAATCAAAGTTGTTGTTGTCTGTGTTTAAGGCATCCGTAACGCCAGCGTAACTCGTACTGCCCATACTGTTTGTAAGGGAGAATGTGTAGTCACCAGTGCTGTTATCTGTTGCTGAACTGGCGTTGAACGAAGCATTGTAAGATGTACCAGAACCGCTGTAATCCACCCACGCTTTACTGCTACCCTCGACAACAAAATTCGTAGCCAGCGAACCCGCAGTCGAGTGCGTCAGGGTATCTGCTTTGAGTGTACCGAATGCCATTATGCGAGGTCTCCGAAAGCTGAAAGCATGTGTACAGTATCTTGCTTTGTACCAGCTTCAGCACATTCTGTGGCAAGTGTGCTTGTAGCATCCCTGTCACTATTTCTTGTTGCATTTCTGTCAGCGGATGTTCCTTCTGCCGTAGAATGCTGACAGTAATTAAGATTACTGAATGGGTTGGTTATTGTGTGGCTGTAGTCACCTGTGCCGTGGTCTGTTCCACCAGAAACATTAAAAGTATCGTCCTGCACCGCACCACCACTTGCATGTACCCACGCCTTCGCCAGCCCCTGCTGCAAATTTGTGGTCGTGGAGTTGCCTTCACCCGTGACTGCAATAGAGCCAGCAGTGCTAGTACCAGTCAGCGTGTTTACAAGAATGGTACTCATGCGAGGTCTCCGTGAACTACCGTATTGTTATCACTGTCTGTTCTTGTCTCAGCAGCGTTGATACTGCCAATAATAAATGACGAAGAAGAACGTGCAGAAAACCCACCAGAACTTCCAGAGCCACTTGTGTTTGACGCCTCATAAATAATTGCATTGCCGCCTTGTGAGGTAACAGCATAGAAAGCGTCAGACATAGCGTTAGTCAGATTTATTGTGCTAACACCTGTTGTTGCGCTGTCTGTTACAGAACTGATAGCAAACGAACCTTTTGTAGTGTCGGCATTATCAGCATATGCCAACCAAGCCTTCGCAGCGTGTTGCTTCGTCAGTGTGGCCGCACCACCGCCCGTACTCTGGATGGTATCTGCCTTCAATGTACTCATAGCGTCACCAGTGTCCCGCCGCTTTCGACTGTCAGGGTCACACCGCTGGCTACGGTGAACGGCCCAGTTACGTTAGCGTTCTCAGTTGCAAGGATGGTCGTGTCGGCAGTCAACGACTGTGCGTTGGTACGGAACAGGCCACCACCCTTGAAGTTACCCTTGTTCTCAGCAGGGGGTGTTACAGAACCTGCTGTGAGGTCAAGGAAATTCACAAAGATATTTGCGGTACCTGTGGACGGTGCCGCAGTAAAAGTCAGAGTAACACCATCGGGAATTGTGTAGGCAGATGCCGCATCTTGGACGACACCATCTACAGACACCAACACCGACTGTTTGTCAGCAACGGTACGGTTGAGGGTAAACGTAGTCGTAGACCCATTGCCGTTAAACTGCTGGACAGCCGGTGTAGAAAAATATGCTATTGCAGGTGTATTACCCTGATATGATGCCATATCTCGTTACCCCTTACGTGATGTCAAGATGGCTAAGTACCACGTCCGCAGACGAGGCAGTGTCGGACGTAACGGTAACAGTGTCACCCGGCTCCATCACAACCTTCTGGTCGCCACCGACTACCACGAGTGTACCACCTACAGGAATAGGTGCATCCTTTACGAGATGCACGTTGTCAACTGCGCCACTGGTACGGCCAGAGCCGTTCAGCTTTACACTGACTGTAATCTGTGAGGTTACGATATTCGCAACAGACAGACCGATGATGGTGGTTTCGGTAGAGGAAGGACAGGTGTAAATGGTTGCGGCACCAGTGCCAACAGCCGTGTCCGTCTCACTTAGAAATGCGTTTGCCATAGTTATCCCTCTTCGGATACATTATAGAT